GTATCCTCGCTTGACTCGAACGTTGTAGACAAAAGCAACAAGATAGTCGGCGGATATCACCATCACTTTGGTCACAAGCAGAGCTGCATGAACATACTGCGCAACTATATGAGTATGGTCGAGGCTAAAGAAAATATGTCGTGCCCGTCAGCAAACATCGTCAACGCGGCGCAGTGGAGCCGGAACGACAAAGAGAACTACAGTCTGTCTAATCCAGTCCATCGTTATTTGCTGATATAGCCATGGAAACTTTTGAACTCATCACATTAGCTGGAGGTATTTTGATCGGCATGGGGGTTTTACTTTTAATAATTGCGGCAGTTGTTGCTTACTTACTTGGGGAAAACGAATGAATATCGGCTTGGATAAAATTAGATTAGATGGCGGGACGCAGAGTCGGGTAAAGATTGACGAAAATGTAGTAGCAAACTATGCCGACGACATACTAAACGGCGACAAATTTCCGCCAGTCGTATTGTTTTTTGACAGCGTGGACTATTGGTTGGCCGATGGTTTCCATAGATACTTCGCAAACAAACGGATTAATTCTCCAAGTATTACAGCAGAAGTTATAGATGGAAGCGTGCGAGATGCCATATTGCACGGGATACAAGCCAACAATAAACACGGCTTACGCGCCAGCAATGAAGACAAACGCAAGGGTGTGTTGACTATGTTGAAAGACATAGAGTGGCAAGACTATAGCAGCCGTGAAATAGGTGAAATCTGTGGCGTATCTCACACGTATGTAAACAATTTACGCGCTCAACTAACAGGAACAAGTGTAAACGTTGCCACTAAAAAGGAACCACCGAAGGAAAAGAAACTTGTTGATCCGGTAGAAGAATTCAACGAAGCAGAACTTGAACGCGAGAACCTACGCGCAGCAGCAGATAATTTGCAAAAACAGAACGAAGATTTACAGGACAGGCTGACAGTGGCAATGGCTGGCGGGGATGATATAGAAAAAGAAAAAGCACAGTCAATCATCACAGATTTGCGCGCACAGATCAGACTGTTAGAGATAGAATTAAAAGCTGTCACCACGTCGCGTGACCAATTCCAGCGAGAGAATGCACAGCTCATGAAGCAGGTAGCTATGCAGCAAAAGAAACTTAACAAGCTCGAAGGTAAATAATAAAACCCAAGCCAGCGGGCTAGTGCTGGCAGCGAGAAGGATAAATGGCATTAAACCTACGCTCTTATCAAGAGCAAACGTTAGCTGCTTTGCGCGAAGGATTTGCAAAGGGCAAGAAGGCGCAGATACTGTACGCGCCCACAGGAGCTGGAAAAACAGAGATGGCTATCGCTCTGATGGCTGCCACTAAAACCAAAGGTAACAAGGCTGCAATGCTGCTTGATCGTGTGGTGTTATGCGACCAGACCAGTAAGCGGTTAGACAAGTACGACATAGACCATGGCGTGTTGCAGGCTGGTCATTGGCGGTATCGCCCCTACGAATCCATCCAAGTCTGTTCGGCTCAAACACTTGAGCGGCGCGGTAGTTTCCCAGGACTAAATCTTCTGATCGTGGATGAGGCACATCAGACCAGAGAACAAACTGTCGAGTTTATCAAAGCCAACCCGCACGTTCGTGTAATTGGACTAACTGCAACTCCATTTACAAAAGGTTTGGGCAAGATATACGACAACGTAATTAGCACAGTTACAACCAAGCAATTGGTAGATGACAAGGTGCTGGTTCCCTTGCGTGTATTCATAGCCAAAGAGATCGACATGACTGGCGCAAAGAAGGTTGCCGGAGAATGGTCTGCTGATGAAACCACGCAGCGCGGCATGGTAATTACTGGCGACGTTGTAACCGAATGGATAAAAAAAACGCATGAGATATTTGGTGAGCCTCGCAAGACAATCGTGTTTGCCAGTGGCGTTGAGCATGGTATAGACCTGGCGCGTAAGTTCCAAGAACAAGGGCATAACTTTGTTTGCGTCAGCTATAAGGATGATGACGAATGGAAGAAGCAGGTCATTGAGGATTTTAGTAAGCCTGACACACAGATCGCAGGATTGATCGCCACCGACATACTGACGAAGGGTTTTGATGTCAGCGATGTGATGATCGGCATATCTGCTAGGCCATTTAGCAAGAGTTTATCGTCTCATATCCAGCAGATGGGGCGCGTTATGCGTGGTCATGAGGGCAAAGACTTTGCGGTGTGGCTAGATCACAGCGGCAACTACCTGCGCTTTCGTGATGACTGGGATCAAGTCTTTGAGCAGGGCGTAGAGAATCTGGATGAGGGTAAAGAGAAGGCAAAGACAGAGCCGACAGAGAGAATTAAATCAGAAAGCAAGTGTCCGTCATGCTCTGCGCTGTGGCCGAGCGGGTCTGATACTTGTTACAACTGCGGCCATGTTAGAGAGAAAAAGAACAAGGTGTTTTCTCTTGATGGTGAAATGATTGAGCTGGCTGGCAACGTTTCCAGGGATACCAAGCAGGACTTCTGGAACCAAATGGTTTGGTACATGAAGGTGCAAGGATGGTCTAAAGGCAGGGCGAGTCATACATACAAGGATAAGTTTGGCGTCTGGCCTCGTGGTCTGCGGGATGATACGCCCGCCATGGCGTCGGATGAAACCAGAAAATATGTAGAGAAAAAACTGCGTCAATTTATACGCTCGGTAAGGAGATGACCATGGACTTTATAGAATTTGCCCGCAGTCATGGCATCCTGATTAACGATATGCCACCGCTTGGTGTGTGGAAACGGTTGCCAACAGAAGATCATCCTCGCTCGCGCAATGGGGCAGTCAAATACATGGGCGACGTTGGTTTCGTTCAGAACCATGCGACAAGCACCGTCGTATCTATATGGAAGCCTGACTCTCGCAATGTAACTATAGATCGTTCGTCTGCGCTGGCATCAATCAAGAAGGCAGAGGATGAGCAAAAGAAGAAACAGCATCAAGCCATGCAAAAGGCTGTAGGAATGCTTAACGGTAGTGGCTTTGCGACTCACCCATACCTGGAAGCAAAGGGTTTTCCTGATGAGCAGGGCAATGTACTGTGGCAAGCGGGGAAAGCTGTTCTTCTGATACCCATGCGCGTGGGCGGTAACTTGGTCGGGTTGCAGCAGATAGATGAGAACGGAGGCAAGAAGTTTCTGTATGGTCAGCGTACAAGTGGTGCTGTGTTTACCTTCGATAACAAGGGAATGAATGTACTGTGCGAGGGTTATGCTACTGCGTTGTCTGTTCGTCTGGCAATGAAGCAAATGAAACAGCGTTATACCCTGCACGTTTGCTTCAGCGCGGGCAATATGGCTAAGGTGGCAGCAGGTTTGGAACCTGGCCTTCTGATTGCAGATAACGATGCGTCTGGTACAGGGCAGAGGGTCGCGGAAGAAAGCGGCTGGAAGTATTGGCTGTCTGATCGTGTAGGCGAGGACTGCAATGACTTCCACCAGCGGGTAGGATTGTTTGGACTTACACAAAGCCTGACCCAGTCAATGCTCAGAGGTAGAACGGAAAGCCTGCCCCATAGTCATCTCGCCACCAGTAAAAATGGATACGTCTGAGAGCGACTGCATGATCTCAACTCCCAGGCTGAGACAGCGGTCGCCCTTGCCAGACCAGTCACTAATGACGCGCACGTTCCCATCGGCATCTTCTAGGATGTGGATAGAGAACGTGGCGGGATGATTGCTATTCATGCGGGCAGTCTAACAGTTCTTCTGTAATTTCCTCAATTGCTTCTGTTTCCTGATCGTATCTTTCATCGTCTGAGGAATCACAAACAGAGAATGATTCGTGAGCTATTTCGTATGCTGTATCTTCATTTTCAGCCTGTATGCGAATAGTCTTAGTTACAGTTGCGCGGATGGTTACGTCGTAAGTTTTCATCGTCTGATCTCCTGTTAATCGACTACGTTAATAAATGTATCTTCTGGTGCGGGGCGTACAGTTACAACATAACCTATGCGATTGACGTAATGAAACCCGTTAGTCAATACAGGGTTTCCGTCATCATCTTCAATAATTGTCCATACTCGGTTGGGCGCGAGAAAATTTACCAGTTTGACATAATCATAATCATCGCCGTATGTTTCCAACATGCAGCCGTTCCAACTGGCGTTGTCGTCAAAATCATTCTTCTGCGGCAGGTATGTTGCGCAGAATTCATCTATAGTTAGTTGCGTAATTGTTGTCATCGTCTGATCTCCTATTAAACTGTAAGCATGGTTAAAAGTTTTGAGCGCAAATAGTCATCGCTCCAAGTGTGCAGCCAATATAAAAAATGCCCGTCTGATCTAGCCTGATCTATTGTTACTGTATGCGGTTCGTCATCTTCCATTACCTGCTGCTCATTAAAAACGGCAACATAATGTTGTAATAAAATCTGTTCTCTGTTCATCGTCTGATCTCCTATATAGATTTAAAGTAATCAACCCATGCTTCAATGGTCTCCCAATTGACGCCGATAGTCGCATCGTGATTTTGTTTGATTAGCTGTAATACTTGACGCGCTTCATCATTCGTCAGGCTATCGTCAATTTCTTGAACGTCAGTAAAGTGCCAGCTAATTGAAATTTCGTCAGGTAATTGTGTCATCGTCTGATCTCCTTACCAACTAGCGCAATATTCAAACTCCCAGCTATCGTCTAACTCTGCGAGCAGGGTTTCTATTTCCATCGCGGTGTATCCAATATCATTCCAATAATCATCATTTATTTCTGTGCTGCCAAAAAAGAATCCTTCCTGCGGCGGTAGTAGGTTTTTATCTTTGCGGTCTATTGCAATGCGGCAAGCGTTCACCAGTTTTTGTAACTGTTCTCTACTTACATGGTGCGGCTGACATTCGTCTATTCCGTCCTGCACATTGTCCACAAACCAACTATGAATCTGGTTTGCTTTACGCCAATAAGCGGCTTCAATCACAACTTCCTTAACTCTGCGGTTGACGTTTATTTTTTCCTGAATTTCTTTGCTTACCTGTGTGTCTCCATCGTTAAAACTCCACAAGTATTTTTTAGCGGATAAGTACATATCTAAACCCATGATTTTCTCCTTAGTTAATATTGGCTAAATGTTTTGCTTTAACGACTGCTTGCGCGAGCGTCTGAAAGCGGATAAATAAGCATACGCGCTGCTCTGCATCTGTATCAAACAGCGCGACATTAAAACCTGTGTCCGTCTGATAAATGCGTGATTCGATACCGTAATTCTCGTTTTGATAAGTTGCTATTTGTTTCATCGTCTGATCTCCTAATAATTTGCGGTTGTATTCACAATCTGCCAAACCATGCTGCTCAATTTCTTGTAATAAACTCATCGTCTGATCTCCTAGTAAACAACTGAATAAATAAAGCCTGACTCAGAGTTGTATATATCGCGCAATACGTCTGATCTTTCTGCGACTACAAGCCGGAAGTTTTTTGGAATTGTGATTAACCGTCTGATTACCTGCTCGGCGTGTCGTTTGCTCTTTGCTTGTCCTACTATTTCTCTGCCATTAAATATAGGGTGCATCGTCTGATCTCCTGTTAGTTAAGGTCTAAGGCGTGCTGCTGCGGGTTCAATAAATGATTTGTAAAGTAAACGCGGCAGGTATAGCAGTCGGCGTGTAATCCGCTTACTTCGTCAACGGCAAATTGTGTTTGTTGTCTGCCATAGTGCGCGTCCGTAAAATCCAGCGTTGCGTCTGGCAACTTCCAATAGTCACGCATGAAGGCGTCGAGGTCTGCGGCTTCGTTGTCATCCAGTCCGCTATAGTCATTGTTAAAAAGCGCGGGTAAGTAGTGCGCGGCGAGGGTTAATTCGTAATAGTCGTTTAATCGCATGATTTAAGCTCCTGCTAAGTGGGCGAAGGTTTTCGGGGCGGGTTGATCTATCTGGACTGAATAACCCAGCGCGCGGATTGTTTCCAGTGCGTGCCAAGTGAGCGTTTTAGTTCCTGCTAGCTTTGCCAGCAAGCGCGAATTGTCGCAAGCTGGATAAGCGGTTTCGATGCCGTAGTTTTTCTCAATGCGAATAGTTATTTTCATTTTATTAACCCTTAAAATTGAATGTAAATAATGTCGCCGTTTTCGAGGGTATCTATAACGGTGGTTTCATCGTGCAAGTAATAACGGACTGTTTCAAGAACTTCGGTTTCATCATCACATTGGTTTATGTCTATGTTGTAAGCGCGGGCTATATCATCCGGCGATTGCTCGCAAAATTCACAACAAATAGAGATAACATCCAATTCATAATCTGGGTCGTTATCCTCAAGCCAGTCATAAATCAAGCCGAGCGCATCATAAGAAAATTGTTCTTTACGACCTGCGCGCACGAAGGCATCGCGAAAGTCATAAACTGATAGGGTTGTTTTCATGTTGTGATTTCCTTAGATAGCTAATAAAACGAAAAAAAAAGCGTACATAACAGCAAATCCTACGATTCCAGCGATTACTTCAATAATTGTTTCTGGCATGGTGTTGGTCTCCTGTAATGACTATCGAGTGATAATCCGCAAGCCAACTATTGACAATTGGCTTGCAGGTGTCACTCGCAATAGTCCTCTAAGCTAGTAATTAAACCGTCGAAGTCCTCAGAGCTACCGAGTATTGATGCAAGCGTGAATACTGTGTCGCGGTCGTATTCCTCGCATAGTGATTCCAGATAATCGCGGCGGTTCTCAAATCCGTTTTCTGTGTAAATGCTCATGCTGTAATCTCCATTAAGTTAATGCACTAATGAATGCAGTGCATGAATGACATATTAGCGCAGTGATGCAATATGTCAAGTGGTTACAATATATTTTATGTGATGATATATTTCTATCAATTGCCAGGTTTTAATAGTTTTTGACTATTCCGGCATTGTTCCTGTATATTCAGGTCAATTCAGGCGCGAGCGCGCGCGATAAATAATCGGTGCAATATGAAAACAATCAGCAGGAAAGCATTAAGGGAAAGCATAGATACTATTAAGGCTAAAGGCTTGAAGTCTGCTATGGGTATCAGGAAATCAGGGGCAAGTAGAAAACAGTTAGCATTTGCCGAGAAGGTAGTATTAGACGGCATGAATGCTAGCCAAGCATATAGAGCAAGCTATAACACAAGGGCAAAAGCCAATACCGTTAATTGTGAGGCTAGTAAACTTATGAAAAACCCAAAGGTAGCCAATACCATTTTGGCACTAGAGGAGGCTAAACAATCGGTTGCATCGCATTCTGCTGAATCCTTGAAGGCATTGGTTGTTTCTACACTAGTGGATGTTGCCACGAACTCCGACCGTGACGCTGTCCGAGTGGCTGCCGTTAAGACTCTAGGGACTGTGGTTGGCGTGGATATGTTCAGGGAAACCAAACGTATAGAAACAGTGAAAGACAGTGACGAGATAAAGAATCAGATCATGGCGCAACTGAAAACCATGATGCTATCCACCGGCGATGCGGTAGAAGTGGATGCAAATGACTTGCTTTCGGAATTGGTTTCCAGCGACCCCACCGTACCCCAACCCCCCGAATATGAGAATGGGACTCCGGCTGACCATGTGCATACTATTCCACACGAACCATCCGATGATTTATCAGAAGACCCCCCCGTCTCCAAGAATACTCAGCACCCCCAGGGGGATATATTTTTAGAAAATAAGGACAGTTAACAATTTGCTACTGTAAACGTTTACACAGTTAAAGTAGTTTCTTAAGAGTGGCAACGTTTACACCCAGGGACTTATATGACGGTATTGCTTATAAACAGGGAGATGACGGCAAAGCGTAGGGATATGTCGTATGAGGAATGTGTGGAGAGAGAGATGACGCCGGCGCAGAGGGAAGTTTTTTTGTGTATAGATGAGTGGTGGAAGAAGTATGGGTTTGGGCCTTCTATACGGGATATATGTAATGTTAGGGGTAAGGGCGGGATGGGTAATACTTCTGAGATTATTGCTAGGCTGGTTAAGATTGGCGTGCTGAAGAAAGTGAAGGGTGCGGGAAGAAGTGTAAGACCGGTGTATATAAACTTCAGGACATTGGAATGACTGATAGAGATTTATTACTGGAGGCGTTCGGGCTTTTGTATGTGATGTACAAGGATCAGCACGGTGGTAGGAGATACTATCGGCCTGTCAGTATTTACCCTACGCTATCAAGAATTAAGAATCGATTGGAAAATACTATGACTGGCTACAGTCCTGCTGGCGAGCGTCGTAAGGTGAATAGTCCGTGGAATTAAACGACAAGCTGGCTTGGTGTGAGGAATACGGGGATAAGGTCGAGCGGTCTTTTTGCGTGGACAGATTATACGAGCTAGGCATTACTGGCTATATGAACTTACAGAAGAGAAAAGATAAGTATTCGCATGACATGTTTACGGTATTCCAATCTGATTTGAAGACGGTGCGAACGCCATTTTTTAAAGCATGGGAAAAGTTTGAGATAGACCCACAGTATGCGGTGACAATAAATATGAAAGACATGCTGCGGTATAAGGAGCTGTATCCAAATATTGTGGTGGTATTTGACGTACTGTGGGATGACAAAATTTGCCGGAAGTTTATAGAAGGTGTGGAGTACGAAGTAAAACCTATGCACAAAACTTATGCTGGTTTTATTCAAGACATACGGGCGGCAGTCATGGCTTGTGGGAATAAGAAAGTGGAATATCAAGGGCGGGTAAATGATACTGGCGGAAATGCTAAATCCAGTTTTATCTTTGATGTACGCAAACTACAACAACTGAGCTGATGGATCTATCTGAGCTGATAAGTAAGTTGCCGTCTGCCGAGCAGGAGAAACTGTTGGAGCAGGTAGGGCAGTACAAGGATGCGATCACGCGGGAGAAAGCGCAGAAGTCATTTATGGCGTTCGTGCATGAGATGTGGCCGGGCTTTATACATGGCAGACACCATGCCCTTATGGCTAAGAAGTTTGAGGAAATAGCTGCGGGTAAGTTAAAGCGGTTGATCATAAATATGCCGCCGCGCCACACCAAATCAGAATTTGCTAGTTACTTATTGCCGAGTTGGTTCTTGGGTAAGTATCCAGACAAGAAGGTTATCCAGACATCTAATACGGCTGAATTGGCTGTTGGGTTTGGCCGTAAGGTAAGGAACTTAGTAGATAGTGACCAATATGCAAAAATCTTTCCGGGGGTCGGTCTGCGGGCGGATTCCAAGGCGGCGGGTCGTTGGGCAACTAGCCACGGCGGGGATTATTTCGCTATTGGTGTTGGCGGTACTGTTACTGGTAAAGGCGCTGATCTATTAATAATAGATGACCCGCACTCGGAGCAGGAAGCCAAACTAGCCCAGGGTGATCCAGGTGTATTTGATAATGTGTACGAATGGTATACCTCTGGCCCCAGGCAACGTTTACAGCCAGGTGGGGCGATCATCATTGTGATGACGCGCTGGTCTGATAAAGATCTAACTGGCAAGGTACTTAAGAGTGACAACACGGACTGGGAAGTAATAGAACTACCGGCTATTTTGCCATCGGGTAATAGCTTGTGGCCTGAGTTCTGGCCGCTGGTGGAATTGCAGGCGCTGAAAGAAGAACTGCCACCGTACAAGTGGAATGCACAGTACCAACAGCAACCTACTGGCGAAGAAGGTGCGCTGGTAAAGAGAGATTGGTGGAAACGCTGGGAGTCAGATAGGGCACCGCCGTGCGAGTTTATTATCCAGAGCTGGGATACGGCGTTTACCAAAAGCCAGCGGGCTGACTATTCGGCTTGTACAACGTGGGGCGTGTTTTATAAAGACGAGAATGAGAACGACGCCAACATAATTTTGCTAGATGCGTGGAAAGACAAGCTGGAGTTTCCAGAGTTAAAGGCTAAGGCCAAGGAAATGTACGATGAATGGCAGCCAGACTCCTGCATTATCGAAGCTAAAGCTGCTGGCGCGCCGTTGATATTTGAATTGCGACGGATGGGCGTGTACGTACAGGACTATACGCCGACTAGAGGCAACGATAAGTTCGTTCGTTTGAATAGCGTGACTGACTTATTCTCATCCGGTAAAGTGTGGGCACCCGAAACCCGTTGGGCTGACGAGGTTATCGAGGAGATGGCAAGGTTTCCGAACGCAGAACACGATGATTTGGTAGATAGTACGGTACAGGCATTGATGCGATTTCGGCAGGGCGGATTTTTGCGGCTTGATTCTGATGAAGAAGACGATCCAGTCGACTTTCGTCGCAAGCGCGTTTACTACTAAGGACTAACATGGCGACAAATTTTGACAAATCTCTGTATCAGGCTCCACAAGGCATGTCTGTAGATGAGATGGAACCGGATATTGAGATAGAAATTGAAGATCCTGAGTCTGTATCTATAGGACTTGGTGACTTAGAGATAGAAATTGAGCCAGGAAAAGCGGATGAGGATGAGTTTAACTCCAATCTTGCTGAGTTTATGGACGATGAAGAGCTGCAATCATTGGCTGGCGACCTGTTATCTGACTTTGATGACGATATTGACGCCCGAAAAGACTGGATGCAGACGTATGTAGACGGCTTAGAACTACTGGGGATGAAGATTGAAGAACGATCTGAACCATGGGAAGGCGCATGTGGGGTTTACCACCCTCTGTTATCAGAAGCTCTTGTCAAGTTCCAAGCCGAAACGATTATGGAAACGTTTCCGGCTTCAGGGCCTGTCAAAACTAAGATCATTGGCAAGGAAACTCCGCAAAAAAGGGAGTCGGCGGAGCGTGTAAGAGACGATATGAACTACCAGTTGACGGAAGTCATGGTTGAATACCGTCCAGAACACGAGCGTATGGCTTGGGGACTAGGTTTATCTGGTAATGCGTTCAAGAAGGTGTACTTTGACCCAAGTTTGGACAGGCAAGTAGCTGTATTTGTCCCAGCAGAAGACGTAGTTGTCCCTTATGGCGCAAGTAATTTAGAAACTGCCAACCGTATGACCCATGTCATGCGCAAAACAAAGAATGAAATGCGCCGATTGATGGTTGCCGGCTTCTATAAAGACATAGATCTGCCAGAACCACAGAATACGTTGGACGATGTAGAGAAAAAGATAGCCGAACGCATGGGATTCCGTGCTACGTCGGACGATAGGTACAAACTTCTGGAAATGCAGGTGTATTTAGACCTGCCTGGCTACGAAGATAAAGATGATAAGGGCAAAGAAACGGGTATCGGTCTGCCATACATTGTAACTATCGAAAAAACTTCCCAAGAGATTTTAGCTATCAGACGGAACTGGCATCCTGACGATGAAACCTGCCAGAAGAGGAACCATTTTGTTCACTACCCATACATACCTGGCTTTGGCTTCTATGCCTTCGGCCTTATTCATCTCATTGGCGCTTTTGCTAAGTCTGGTACTTCTATTATTAGGCAGCTTGTTGATGCTGGCACTTTATCGAACCTTCCTGGGGGTCTTAAGACTAAGGGAATGCGGGTCAAGGGAGATGACACTCCAATTTCTCCCGGCGAGTTCCGAGATGTGGACGTCGCGTCCGGCACGATCAGAGACAACATCCTCCCTCTCCCATATAAAGAGCCAAGCCAAGTCCTCTTAGCATTGATGGACAAGATCGTCGAAGAAGGCCGACGGTTTGCTGGCGCATCAGATCTCAAAATTGCAGACATGTCATCCAACTCACCAGTTGGTACGACGTTAGCTATTCTTGAGAGAACTCTAAAAGTAATGTCAGCAGTGCAAGCGCGTATCCACTACGCGATGAAGCAAGAGCTTAAGTTATTGAAAGAGATTATTCGTGACTACACCCCAGATCAGTATGACTATGACCCGGTAGAGGGATCGCGCCGCGCTAAAAAATCTGACTACGACCATGTAGATGTAATACCGGTATCAGATCCAAACGCCGCAACCATGGCTCAGAAGGTAGTCCAGTATCAAGCGGTTATGCAGATGGCTCAGGCCAATCCACAGATATATGACTTGGTTGAATTAAACCGGCAGATGCTAGAAGTTCTAGGTATTAAGAATATCGGCAAGTTAGTCCCGAGTGCCGAAGACTTCAAGCCTAAAGACCCAGTGCAAGAGAACATGAACATCTTAAATGGCAAACCAGTTAAGGCATTCATATATCAGGATCATCAAGCGCACATTACTGTCCACCAGTCGGCCAT